GTCCGCTACACCGCATTCGACTGAGGAGGAGATCATGCCGGCGAAGGTCACGAAGCTCGGACCCGGGAAGCTCACGGTCGGGGCGACCGGCGTGCAGGACTTCACCTGCCAGGTGACGGCCGCCCGGGTCGAATGGTCCGTCGACTCGGAGGACGCGGTCCTCACGCTCTGCGGCGATTCCGTACCCGGCGCGCGGACCTACTCCGCGAGCCTCACGGCGACGATCTACAACGACCTCGGGTCGACCCCGGGCATCGTCGAGTACTCCTGGACGAACAAGGGGTCGCAGCAGCCGTTCGTGTTCCAGCCCTCGACCGTGACGGGCGTGAAGCAGGTCGTCGGCAACCTCATCATCGACCCGATCTCGGTCGGGGGCGACGAAGTCGGGCAGAACATGGAGTCGGACATCGAGTGGGAGATCGTCGGCGCCCCGACCCTGACGACGCCGACGGTCGAGGACGCGGCGGCGCTCGAGGCGTCGATCGAGGAGGAGACGTCCGGCCGGGCCCGCCGGGAGCTGGTCGGGACCGGCGACGAGCCGGCCGCCAAGCGCCGCGCGGCCTGATGGCGGCCGAGTTCGAGGTCGAGGGCGGGAAGGAGCTCCGCAGGTCGCTCAAGCAGGTCGAGGACGGCCTCAAGGACCTCAAGGCGGTCCACGCCGAGGTCGGCGGCATCGTCGCCGACGAGGCGCGAGCGACCGCGCCGACCCTGACAGGCGCGCTCGCGGGCTCGGTCCGGCCGGGTGCGACGCTCCGCGGCGCGGTCATCCGGGCCGGCGGCGCGCGCGTCCCATACGCGGGCGTCATCCACTGGGGCTGGCCGCGTCGGAACATCGTCGGCCAGCCATTCATGACCTCGGCCGCCTCGGACACGGAACCGACCTGGCTGGCGCGGTACGAGGCGCGCATCGACGAACTGCTCGCGAAGGTGAAGGGCGCATGACCGACTTCCAGCTCCCGACCCCGCTCGCCCGGGCGCGCCTGGCCGATGGCCGCGTCCTCGAGGCGCGCGTCCTCAACCCGGACTATCTCCGATGGGACCGGACGGCCTCGAAGCATGGGTGGCCGAAGGCGGCCGACGCGCCGTTCTTCTGGCAGACGTTCCTCGCCTGGTCGGCGTTCCGGCGCGAGGGCCTGATCGCCGACAGCGTGACCTGGGAGGAGTTCTCGGAGCGGCTCGCGGTGCAGGTCGAGCTCGAGCGCGACGACGGGTCGACGGAGGTCCGGAACGGGACCGTCGCCGACCCTACGCTCCTGGGAGTCGGGTCCGAATGATCGTCGAGATCGCGCTCGCCTCGGGGACCGCGCCGCGCGACTGGTACGACGAGGACGACTCGACGCTCGCGACCGCGCTCGAGGTCCTGACCGCGATGCACTCGAGGTCCTGACAGGTGGCCGGCGGGAGCGCGATCCTCGCGATCAAGATCATCGCGGACGCGAAGGACGCGGTCGGCGAGTTCGACAAGGCCGGATCGTCGATCGACAAGCTCGGCGGGACGATGTCGTCGATGGCCGTCCCGGCCCTGGCCGTCGTCGGCGCGTTCGGCGCGATGGCGGTCGCCGCCGCGGAGGACGAGGCGGAGCAGACGAAGCTCTCGAATGCGATCGCGGCGGCCGGCGCCGCGACGGCCGAGTCGAACGCGCAGGTCGAGGAGGCGATCAAAGCCGGACAGGCGCGCGCCTTCTCCGACTCCGAGGTCCGCGCCGGACTGCAGGACCTCGTCACGGCGACCGGCGACGTCGGCGAGGCGACGGACCTGCTCGCGGTCGCGCAGGACGTGGCCCGCCTGAGCGGAGCGAGTCTCGAGCAGGCGTCCGCGGCAGTGGCGAAGGCCCATGAAGGCCAGGGGACCGCGCTGGCCAAGCTCCTGCCGGGCATGGACAAGGGCGCCAACGCGGCGGAGACGCTCGCGAACGCGACCGCGCTCGCGGCCGGGCAGGCCGATTCCTACGCGGCCTCCGCGCCCGGGCAGATGGCGATCGTCGGCGACTCGTTCGGCGAGCTGGGCGAGGAGGTCGGGAGCGCGTTCCTGCCGATCCTCAAGGACCTGATCGGGATCGTGTCGGGCGTGACGAAGGTCCTGCAGGAGAACTCCGACCTGGTCAAGACGGCGGCCGTCGTCATCGGCGTTCTGGCCGCCGGGATCCTCGCGGCCAACATCGCGATCAAAGCCTTCCAGGCCGTGCAGGCCGCGATCCGGATCGCGACCGTCGCCTGGACGACCGCGCAGGCCGCGCTGAACGTCGTCCTCAACCTCAACCCGATCGGGATCGTCGTCATCGCGATCGTCGCCCTGGTCGCGGCGTTCGTCCTCGCGTACAAGAACTCCGAGACGTTCCGGAACATCGTCGACGGCGTGTTCAAGGCGGTCGTCGGGTTCGTGCAGACCGCGGTCGCGACGATCAAAGGCGTGTTCTCGACCGTCCTCGCGATCCTCGAGACGCCGTTCAAGACGTTCCAGACGGTCGCGAACACCGTGTTCAACGCGGTCAAGGGCATCGTGACCGCGGCGATCGGCGTCATCCGGGGCATCTTCGCGACCGTCGACGAGATGCTGGCCGCTCCGTTCAAGGCGTTCGAGGGCGTCGTCCGAAACGTGATGAACGCGGTCAAGGGGATCGTCCAGTCCGCGGTCAACTTCATCGAGGGGATCCTCTCGGGCATCCGGAACGCGATCCAGCAGGTGCAGGATGCGGTCAACGCGGTCAACCCGTTCGCGCTGCCGGGTGGCGGCGGCGGAGTCCCCGCGCCCCGGGTCGCCAGGACCGGCGCGACCGGGTTCTCGGGCGGCGGGTTCTCGGGCGGCAGCATCACGATCAATATCACGGGCGACCCCGCGACGATCGAGCGGTCCGTCCTGACCGCGCTCCGGTCCTACGGCCGGCGGACCGGGAACCTCGACCTCGCGAACATCTGATGGCGCGCCTGAAGGGCGGCGCGGTCATCGAGATCCGGACCGCGGCCGGCCCGCCCGCCGTCTGGACCGCGATCACCTGCCAGGTCGTCGAGGCGCGGACCGCGACGGGCGCCTCGAAGTCACGCGGCATCCTGACGCAGTCGGAGCCCGGGCAGATCGAGCTGACGCTCTACGACCCGGCGCGCCTCCTCGACCCGAACAATCCCTCGAGCCCGTACAAGGCCGTCCTCAAGGCGGGCCTCCCGATCCGGTTCTCGCACGACGATGGGACGCGGACCCTGATCAAGGAAGGGTTCGTCGACTCCCTCGAGCATGACGTCACGACGCACGGCGGGTTCATCCGCGCGAACGACTGGCTCGCCTGGGCGGCGAACTACCAGTACCCGAACGCGACCGTCGGCGGCGCTCCGCTCTCGCAGAGCGACAACTTCTACGAGTACATGACGTCGATGGTCGGCAAGGTCAACGCGGTCGACCCGGCCGGTCTGGTCAAGGTCCCGTTCACGATCCATACCGAAACCGGCGTCATCTGGATCATCCAAGAGCCCGTCGGGAACGCCGGCAGCCCGGGACAGCCGATGCTCGACTACATGACCGGGTTCGGCGAGGGCTACCTGTACATGGTCTGGCTACAGGGTTCGGTCATCCGCGCGGTCGACGCGATGGCGGCGCACGGCCCGCGCGTCACGGTCGGATGCGGCGGTCACTTCCTCACCGGGTTCGAGACGCGGACCGACGCGACCGGCATCGTGAACGTCGTCCGGTCCGAGTATCCCGACTCGAACGTGTACACCGCGAACCGTCCGTCCTCGGTCACCCGCTGGGGCGAGAAGGTGTTCGAACCCGGCGCTCCGGTCCCGCTCCGCGGCCGGTTCAACGCCGGCGGCGGCGCGAGTGACTTCGCGCTCTGGTCGACGCCGGTCCTGGACGACCGCGCCGAACCCGCGCTCGAGGCCGTCCCGATGCGGATCCTCCCGCAGACGGCGACGGAACTCCGCGCGCTCCTCGCGATCACGCCGATGCAACAGGTCCGGATCTACGGGACGAACCCGGCGCTCGATATCTACGCTCGCGCGGTCGGCGCGGAGGTCGGCGTCACGCCGGAGGGATGGGAGGTCAAGCTGGTGACCTATATCAGGCCCGGCGACCCGCCGCTCGCGTTCGACGATGCCCTGGTGTTCGAGGCGGTCGAATGATCCTCGGCGATCCGCTCATCGTCATCGTCGCCGCGATCATCGCCGCGACCATCGCCGCGCTGGAGCTGGTCCGGACCAAGGGGCAGCTCCCGATCGGCTGGGCCGTCCTGCTCCTCGCGCTCGCGGTCCTCGTCGACAGGCTCTGAGAGTCGACCTCCTCGCGATCGCGGTCGCCGGCGCGTTCCTCCTCGCGCTCGGGCTCGCCTGGCTCCTGGCCGGGGAGGAGTGAGCGCTCCGCGCCGCGAGATCCAACACAACACGGCGCGGAGCTGCGCGGATCCTAGGGTGGGGGCAGCTCGCCCGTCATGGCAGGGGAGCGCTGAAACGACTTGAAGGCGCTCCGTCCGCTCGAGGCGAGCCGTCGCGCAGCGTACCGCGTACCACGCTCCGTTCGGGCCCTCCGTACCTTGTTCTATCTACGTCCTACCGGAGTAGTAGTACCTAGGGCCCGAACGGAGCGCGAGCCACGCTCGGGCTCCGGACACACGAACGCCCCGCCAGGGCACCCGGCGGGGCGTTCGCGGATCCTAGCGGACGGACTCTCAATCCGCTAGGATCTAGGCATCTCAACCTGCTGAGGACTCTAATCCATGACGATCTCCTCGGTCTACTCCCCGGGATGGCGCTCCGACGTCGTCCTCGGAGGCGGACAGCTCCACACGCTCGAGGTCCTCCGACGAGCGGCTGGGCGCGATCCGAACCTCGCCTGG